CTGTTGTATATTTAGTCCAAGCTGTTACCTTCTCCACACGATTAGTGATGAAAACCCCCATTGTTCCATCACCATTGACAACAAATAGGTAGTTACCTTCATTCTCAATATCACCCGTCTGACTTGCCATTGACACTGGAGAGTTAATAATATGGGGAGCAAGTAGATTCACTTCAGAGGAAATATAAGAGTCTTCAGTATAGGTAAAGATGAACTCTCGTACTTGTTTGCCATTCCTCTGGATAAACATTGTTGCGCCATCTACACCGATTGGTTTGACTTTCTGCATTGAACCAAATCTGGTTTGTCTCAAGACACTTACACTTGCTGGTTTGATTGGTCTTTCAGGAATATGGAACTCACCACCAGAAGTAAATATTTGTAAGTGTCTACCTGAGACAAGATGATATATGGCATTAACCTGATCGGTGTCAAGCGTGATGTCAATAGATTCATCATCACCTCCCACACCCCTATCGAAATTATAAAAGTCTCCAATTACACTACCCCATAATGTCTGTGGTCTGGATGTTGCATTACCAAACCATAGTCTTGATTCATGGAAGGTCACTGCAATCGGATAGCCATGAGTGGCACTCCATACAGGCTCTTCCAGACTACAATCAACACCATCCAAAGTATTGTTGTTGATAAACTCCTGTAATAAAGTTCCAGTGAGTGTAGTTGAAGTTTGCGATACAATTCTAATGACTCCACCATTACCCTCAAACATACCACCAACATGATCAGATGTTATTTTTCCAGAGGCATTACAAGTAACAGTAACTGAAGAACCAATCGAATCGTAGCCCGTACCTATAGCAAATGTATTGCTGTCGTAGTTCTGGTCAAAGTCATAGGTTGGATAATACGAGAATGATATAGTTGATAGTGTCCAAGCTGTATGTGAGCCAGAGCGAACTATCTTTCTGGGAGCATGGCTATTGTGACAGATAATCAATGTATCAGCACTCTGGGTAAAACTCATCTCCTTAACTTCTGTAGCGTTCCAAGGGGTTGTGATGTAGTCATTGCCAGAACTATTTAAATTGGTCTGTTTAACTCCATCCTTGTAGACGTACATCTTTACATTGGCAAAAACCAATAGATAGGTTTGGGTGACGTTGAACTCAAAAGTCACTAGACGAACATCGGTGTCGGTTAAAGTGTCGATGTATTTCATTCCACCTCTTCTTTTAACGCCACCCTGACCTAAACAAGTTACATTGGTTAAAGTTTGTGCACCCTTGTAGTAGCCATCATAGTCATGACGAGCTGCTAATCTAGGGTCTAACTCCCCAGCAGTAAACTGTGTTTGTGATACAGATGCTTTAGCCATTAAGCCCTGCCACCAATAAGTGGAGACTCTTCGTTTGGAACGATAGAAGGTGTTGCTGAAGAATCAATCTGTTTAGCTTTGGTCAACATCTTCTCTGCGAGTTCTGCATAATATTCTCCTTTGGTTGCGCTCTCCGTTATAGGTATAGAGAACACTGAAGCCAACTTGTATTCAAGAACCTCTGCAAAGTAGGCAGGTAGTAAGGACTCGTCAGGTTTGAATGTGTAATCCAGAACGATTGATGTTTGGTTTGAATATAACTTAGAACCATAAATCTGATAGTTCATGATGTCCGAGTCCACATGCTGTGCTACCAGAAAATCAGCAGGTAGCTGAAAAGCATAATCCCATTGGTTTACTGGGGTTGCTGTCAATCTTGACAAGGTTGCTTTAGATGATGCAAACCTCCAAGGGTGGACAGTCAGTAGAGCCTCAAATGTTGGCTCATACAAATTAGCAGCCACTAGAGCTGCTGTAGAATCATCGGTAAATGACGATATGGTTTCTTCACCAATCAAGAGCAACGCATTGGATGCCAAGTCGATTGATGTGTAATTCTTTACTGATGACATAGGTAAGGGAAAAGCCCCCGAAGGGGCTTAACTTTTTACTTAGTCAGCATCTGCAACTGAGATTGCTGTACCATCAGATACATCAACCACACTACTTGCATTAGACAAAACAACCACCAACGAACCTGTTGGAGTTGCGGTGTCATAAGCATAGATCAAATCGCCAACATTTAACTCCTTAGAGGCACTATTAAAGTAGCCAGAAGTGTTAAGTGTTGCGATAGCATCAGCAGACTTATAGGTCCAAATCTTTGGTGCATCAGCAGCTCCAGATGAGGACAGGTTTAGATTTGCTCTAGCAAAAGCCATGTTAGTCTCCTATATTATTCAGTGATTTCAACTTTTACAACGCCAGCAGTGTCAATAGTGGCCGCACCAGCTTTGTATTTGCCTAAAGAAAGCCATGAAGTTTTCTCTGGAATGTAGTTAACTTCCGTAGAAATATCAAGACCGATAGCAGCACCAACTGCTGACTTATGGAAAGCATAGCAATCACGAGTTGTGCTTGTTTTTGACAGCCCACCTTCAGCACGAGTTTCAAGCATGATGACATTAAAACCCATAAAGCTATTGATTTCACCAGCCACCAACGCTCTAACAGTGTTATAGTCTGAGGAAGTAATAGTTGTATCACTTAACAGGTCGGTAATACCTTCTGCTGAACTTAACAGGATGCGATCACCTGATGGCACCCCATTATCATTCAGCTCCTCAGCTGCGCTAATCAGTTTTGCTAAAGTTAAACCAGTAGAACCATGAGAGATAGTTGAACCAGCTGATAGAGCATCAATAATTAATTGGTCTGCTCTACGACCCATCGCACCAGCGATAGTCTCTGCGAGTTCTCTGCGCTCATCGAAGTTAACCTCTGCTGCATCGAATATATCTGTATATTCACCAGCCACCCAGTTCTCTAAGGTAACTGCAACTTTAGCATGAGATATATCCATTGGAGTAACATCCGATTGACTAGCCTTCTGATTAGCCAACCCTTTGCCCATAGTGCGGAAATTGTAAGTATCACCTACAACGCCAGTTCTTAATCGAACTGCACCACGGAGTTTTCCAGCTGTCTGGAAAGCGTGCTTTACTTCAGCATCGAACTGAGCTGACGCAGCACTAGATAGATTGATAGACATTCTGTCTTCTCCTAAATTAAATTAAATTGTTTTTTCAATTCAGGTTTCCGTATTCTGGGCTGAATCTAGCATGTTTACAAGTTGCCATCTTTTAGAATACGGGTCTTTAAGACAAGAGTGTCCGTGTAATGTATTTTACCACATGATACCATTTTAATTTGTATCAATTTTTTGTATTATTTATAAATATTAATTCCTAACTTCGGCAGAGGGATGTGCTCCAAAGAACTCCTTAAACTTATTATCAACTTCCTTTCTAAAAGAAGGTGAAGTGCTGTATCTTTCATCTGCCACCATCTCGTAGAGTTTCTCTTGGGTCATTGAGCTGACTGATTTAGCATTATCGGAGGTTGATATTTGAAAATCTCTCATCATCCCTCTCATTTTTTCAAGGACTCCAAAACCAGAAGCTGAAGTTGCTAATCCTTCTAACACTTCAAACTCGTCAGGGTTGAATACTGTTTTAGCCCATACAGTAAAATCGTTGATCCTTCTGCTGGCATCCTTACCCATTCTCTTCATCTCTTCCTCGATTGAGGGTTGGGCTTCAAATATACCATTCACATATATACTCATAAGTTTGGTATGAGCCTCCTGAGACAGCCCAGCCTCTTTCGCCCAATCATTGAAATTGACCAACATAGGGTCTTCACTGTCCAACTCAATATCCACTCCTTCAGGTAGTTCTACCTCATAACCATCTTTAGGTGCGCCAGTAAATGCTCCTAGTTTAGATTCAAGTCCAGCATAAGCTTTAGCTTGTTCTGCAACAGATTTGTATTTATCCGATTTAAACCACTCAGGTACGTCTCCCTCTCCTTTCACTTCCTCATTCAAGAACCATCCATCTGTGGGCGTTTCTGTTGCTTCTATAGCCTCTTCTGTAGTAGTTTCGGCTACCTCTTCATTAAGTAAAGTCTCTTCACTCATTATCGTCTCCAGTTATGTAATCGCCACGCTCTTGTCGCTTGATGGCATTGAAAATAGTTCGTATCACACTATTCTGTCCTTCCCTATAATATCCTTGAGCATCTCCCTCACTAGGAATACAAACAGGTGCTTTGATGTAACGATCCTCCCAATGCTTTAGAATCTGTTTTCCATCCATAGTCCTAAACAAACGGGCTATCATTGCATCAAAGTCTTTTTGTTTAGCCACCCATCTGCTCCATTGCTTGTTGGGCTAACTCAGGGTTCTGAGCTGCTGCTTCAGCTGCCTGTGCCATTTGAGCCTCTTCTTGCATCTGCTGCTTTATCGCATCCCTCTCTTCTTTATCTCTAACCAGCTCAGGGTCAATCCCAAGTAGTTTAGCGATATGCTCTGGGAAAGCCTCAAGATCAAGACCAACTCTTACAGCATCTTCACCAACCATCATTGCAAACTGTACAAATTGAGCGAGCTTGTTAACCTCATCCATATCCTGTTGCTGTGCTAGTGGTGATATAACTTTAATCTCTACCTCTTGATTACCGACCTTGATCGGAGCAACCTTCTGGTTTCGAGTAAGAATATCAATAGACCTCTTGACAAGTTTGTTAATGAACTCAATCTGTAATCTTCCGAATGAAGAACCAATATCACTCATCAACTCCTGTTGTCTAATTGAAATCTCAGTAGCACTCTTGGTTGGTCCACTGACTGGGCCTAACTGATCATGGAACAAAGCCTTCTTGATGTTGTCTCTTAAATCTTCAAGGATTAATTCACTAACATTAAAGTTGCCACCAGATAGTAGAGGTGATAAAGAACCCTCAGCTGCAACAGGAATCACAGCACCAGACTTAATTGATACAGTCCAAGGATTGAGAACACCATCATCGACAGCCTTATAGACACCGACAATCTCTTTCTCAGCGTTTTTGAGTACGAACTTCACCACTTGGTTAGCAGTCTTAATGTCTGGTAGTGCGGTCATGATAGGGCCACGACCATATCTCTCCCCTGCTACCTTAGCCCATCTGAATACTATCCAAGGTGAAACATCAAAGTAATCTTCAAAGATGACATGCTTAGTTGCCTCCTCGATAATCACATACTCATAAACCTTCTTCTCTGGATTGTAAACAGTTGCCTCAATGATTGATACCAACTGGTCAGGCTTTTCTTTCATCATATCTTGAACGCTTGGAGAACACTTGCCCTTCTTCCAGACTTGCTTGATGTTTCTTGCTGGGTGCTCATGTAGTCTAAA